GTGACCATATACGCTTGGACGACCTACGACGACGAGCTCGACGAGAAGGCGATCATTATTGGCGTCGGCGGGAGCGACGCATCCATGATTGCCATGGGCTTGAGCTACGTTGAGCCAGGTGCCGACATATACTGGTTCAGCAACATCAACCATCGAGGCTATTTCGTCGAAGGCAGCGAGCATGGCTTCACAGTATCGCAGGCGCTACTGCGCGCGGAAGAGCTTCGCCTGGAGATGGGTTACAGCCGCGTCGTCATCACCATTCAGGAGCGAGGCATGTGGCGTGACGAGTGGGGTGCCTTGGCCGAGCGAGAGGGCCTAAGCTGATGTGTGGACGCTTCACCCATGAGATGACCTGGGCAGACATTCATGCACTCTACAGCATCCACAATCCGCCGGCGACGAACATGCGGCCTCGGTACAACATAGCGCCGACACAGACCGTGGACATGATAGTGCTCGACAAGGGCGGCAATCGGGAGATGATCTCGGGCCGCTGGGGGTTGGTGCCGTTCTTCGCCAAGGAAATTGGCAAGCTCACTACTATCAACGCTCGAATCGAGACGGTCGACACGTCGGGCATGTTCCGTGAGCCGTTCAAGAAACGGCGCTGCCTCATACCGGCTGATGGCTACTTCGAATGGACGACAAGCGAGGCAGACGGGAAGAAGGATCCGTGGCTACTGCACCTGCCCCAGCATCGCGGCTTCAGCTTCGCCGGCCTTTGGGCCCACAACGACAACCTGGGCATCACCAGCTGCACGATCATCACGGCGCCTGCCGTGGAGCACATCGCCCATATTCATGGACGCATGCCGGTGATCTTGGAAGAGAGCGCCTATGACGACTGGTTGTCTGGCGAGGCTCAGGGCGATGACGCCAAGGCGCTTCTGCTGGACAACCACCTCGACAGCGAGCTCGAGTTTCATCGCGTCGATCGCGCAGTGAACAATGCTCGCTATGAAGGCACAGATACCAAGAAGCCTATCCTCAACCCACTCTGAGGCTATCAACCATGATGTCACCCAGGACACCGCTCACCGCTCGAGAGCAGGAGGTCTTTGACATATTGCTGAAAGGCGCGACTTCTCAACAGGTGGCCGAGGCGCTGTCGATATCCAAGCGAACGGTAGAAAACTACCGTGGGGAGATCGTGCGGAAGTATGGCGTTCGCAGGCTGATTGAGATCGCCAATCCCCCGACCGAACGAGTCATTGAGAACGGCGTCCCGAAGACCATAACTCTGGCGGACGTGCTCGCCACCCTCGAAGCGATACAAAGGCGGCTAGACACTATCGATGCAGCCTTGAGAGTGCTGCTCCCAAATACCACCACACCGGAGGCTGCACCCACTATGCCTAGACTATCGGACATCAGGGCCAAACGACGTGCGCGGAAGGCCAGGTAGACTGCCTTAGCCTTCGGGCCCGCGGGGTCGACATGGCCATCTAGGCCTGAGCACGCCCTGCAGTGCCAGGCGCCAACAAAGTTTCAGCAAACATCGCTGGCGCCGAAGCTACAGCTTGGCTTAGTCGCCTTCGTGGCCGAGAGCGATCCCGCCTTCGTTGCAGGCATCGTAGTCGATGGTAAGAGTATCGCCGTCATCGAAAGAAGCTATCAGGCGTGTTGCGCATACACCATCAGGCAGACGCAGAGTGAAGTTCCGGTTGCCACTGGAAGCGACCCTCTGGAAGTCAATTACTTGGCCGCCTTGTACGGCAATGCTGGTGAGGCCTGCCGAGGTCCGATTGCTGACCTCGAAGTCGTGGTCGGCGGCCACTGCCGGCGCGGCAGCAAAGAGTGAAACCGTAAGCAGTGCAGGCAGAAATCTGTTCATGGGAGCCCCTCCGAGTTGATGCTCAATCGATAATACGACCATGACAGCTCTGTCGATGCACTACCCTTCCCCAACACCAAGAAGCCGATCCTCAATCCGCTTTAGGTTTTCCGACGCGAAACCGATTCTGCTCCAGCCACTTAAGACGCTCCTTCTTCGTGGAAAAGTTTGGAGGCCAGAACCCTTTCGAGTTGAGAAGCGCGATCAACGTCGCCTGATCTGTCGTCAGCGGCTCTTCGTGATGGTGACCGCCACCGGTGCCGCCGCTTCGCGATCGAGCGATAGCTTCGCCGGCTGTCTGAGGTCGCTTGACGGGGTTCTGATAAGGCACCTCTCGCCACGCCCATTTCGGGCGGCGGACTTTCAGCACGCCTTCGTCAGCAGCGTCGGGCAGGCGCGTGCCGACATACAGGAAGTCCGAGCGATTGCATCGAGAGCACGAGCGGAAGACGTCGTGCATCTTGGCTGGTGCGCCGTAGACGGTCATCAGGTCGCTGGCAAGGAAGTGGCTGGTGCGCCGGCAATGGTTGCAGCGGACGACGATCAGCCGATTGTCCGCGGCGAGATCACCGAGGGTGATCTTCTCGACGGTGTTTCGGCTCGGCGTCATTCCCATGTCGGACCTCGCGGGTGGCAAGGTGCCGACTCCTACACCGTGAACAGGACAGGAACAAGCGTCAGGGGTTGGGGTATTGATCCGAAAGGGATAGAAGGTCCGTCCCGATTTCGGAGAGCGAAATGGCTGACAGCCACTCACTTCTTCGATTGCCCAATTCGTTTCAATCGTTCGGGCTTATATTGGACCTGCTATCCAAAATGAGCTTCTCCTACATCACGAAGTCGGAGCGCTAAGCCCCGTTGTCCGAATGCAATTGCGGCACCAGCATCATTTTGCCGCTGTCTCCGGCGACCGCTTGCTTGGATATCTGAGCTGGACCGCAACTGACGCTGAAGTTGCTAGCCAATGGGCTAAGCATGACCGTCCGCTTAAGCCTATACTCAATCAGCAAATCGATGCTGCGGCTTTAACAGTAATGGTGACAAGAAATCCTGAGCTGACCCGTCCGCTCATCCGGGCTGCTCGTGATGCGAACAAAGGAAAGCGTGTGTTTTTAAGCAGGACAATGCCGCGGGTAGCGCACCGGACAAGAAAAGGTCTGTCCTGAACAGATAGCAAATCCGCAACAGTAGAAAAAATACCGGCTAAGGCGAAGTAATGCCTCTGTTCGCTGCGCTTCGGTTGTGAGACACCAAATGCGTATGGGGGTCATTATGAAATTCGCGAGTGTTTGCATCACGACCGTGTCACTGGCGGCTATCATGGCATCTGCGCCAGCACTCGCACAGGACCGTGGCATTTGGATCGAAGCAATTGGTGCGGTCGTCTACGGCGACAATAGTGCTGCCGAAAGCTTCATCGCTGACACGACGACCACGGACGATTTCAGCATCAGCGATCTTGATGGTGGTTTCGGATCGCTTTATCTTGGTGTGCCGCTGAGCCCTACATGGGATGTCGCAGCGGGGGTTTCCATAACGTCGCTATCTCCAGGTGAGGCTGAATATAGCGAACCTGGCATCGTGTTCCCCATTGTCGTGCCAGGGGCAGCGGTCAGGTTGAGAACGACCTCGACATTCATGCATTTGATATCGAGATCGGCTACACGCCCGAGCTAGACGACAACCTGGACATTCGCTTGTTCGCCGGCGCGCGCGGTCTTCATGCAGCCAACGACATTTTTGTCACCGAGGATAAGCTTGGTGGTGAGTTTGACGAAAGCACCCTTATTGAAAGCAACTATTTCGGCATTGGTCCGCGCGTCGGCATGGACATTGCAAATCGCTTCGCTGACTCGCCATTCGGTATCTCGGGTTCTTTCGCTGGCGCCGTGATCTTTGGCAACTCTAGCCAGACGATCACCACCGACACTAGCGGCGGTCCCACTTCAACCGAAATCGATGACAACCGCACCGTCGTGAACCTCGAAGCCTCGATCGGACTCGATTATCACTTTACCGAGCAAGCCAGCTTCACCATCGGGTACCGCGGCGAGCACTTCGGCAATGTAAGCAATGTTCCCGGTGGGGAGCCAGAAAGCTTCACTTCGCACGGCCCGTTCGTCAAAGCGGCGCTGTCGTTCTAGCTTAAACGATGGTCGTCTGGATGCATTTCGGACGGCCATCTTTTTCTCTCGCCTAGACGGGGCCAGCGAGCAGGAAATACACGACTGCGGCACCCCCGACGACGCCAGTAATGAACCAGCCGACGATAATGTGGAGATGTTCGCGCCTCGGCAAATCTTCGCTCCCGGTGGCGGGTGCCGACAGTCCGTACATGCCGGCAAGAAATATCGCTGTGGCGATTAGGCCCGGTACAAAGCTGGTGGTGAGCCATTCCGGCAGATCCAGCGCGCCGGCGGTCAAGACGTAGCATCGATGCACCAGCAGCGTCGTCCACGCCAACCAAACGGTGAGGTTAATCTTGTCGGTGCCGCTTGAGCCACCGCGGCTGATGGCGCGAAACGCGGCAGCCCGCCAGGTCCACGCCATACCAGCAGCAACGCCAAGCACAAGCGGGTCGATTAGCCACTTCTCGGTCAAGGATTTGCGGAGCCTCCTTTAAAGACTTCGCAAATCCACGGCACATGAAATGGCACACAGAGTGCAAGAAGCATGACCGTTTAGGTCGCGCAGAGTCGTCGCGACTTAAGTTAAGTCGATCAAGGGCGCGCTGCTGGTTTCAGATCAGCTTTTGTAAACTCACTTGCCCCAAGGATCATTTTGAGGTCTCAGCCAGACATAATCGCCATGCGGAGCCTCCGAGAACATGTACCCCTTAGACAGCGGAGAGGACAATGTGATGCCCCCATCAGCGTTCACCCAAGGCTCTAATCGCCGGACCCGGAAGCCCAGTCCGGACAGAAGCACCCACAATCGCTCGGAAACGCCACGCAACTCTTCATTTTCGGTAAGTCGTGAACCTTGCCATTCTGTGATAATTCTTAGGTTTGGAGACCGCTCGATCGTGGCTTTGCCGCCCAGTAGCGCCTGAGCCTCGGCGCCCTCTATATCAAGCTGGATGAGATCAAGATCACGCCCCGCTGCTAAGTCGTCGATGGTGGTAGTCTTGACCCGGAAGGGAACCATCATCCCCTTTTCCACATCCACCTTCATGTCATCACCAGTCAACGCCTCGATGCTTCGGGCAGACCAAATCGCCTGATCTATCGAAGTTACTGCATGGGTACTCGGACGTTTTGTTACGGCGCCGCCACCGAGAAATTGAGGATCGAACGAGAAATCCAGCGTCAAGCCGCCCTGATCCCAAAGTGCCGCGTTGAACACGTCGACTCGGTCTGGCACTCCTCCCCAGTACCTCGAAAGCTGAAGATAGGGTATAATATGCGGATTGGCGTCAACCGAAATAACCTTTCCGTTCGAGCCCACTAATTGGCCGCAAAGCACCGAATAGTAACCAAAATTCGCTCCTGCATTTAAAACACGGTTTCCGCTTTTTACCAGCTCCTGAACAAGACGCGTTGTCCAAGGCTCGATGACGCCGTCCCTGACCAACCCCACAGCGACGTCGACATTGAAAGTGGGGATCACCAGATATCCACCCCATTCTGCTCGAACGAGCATTCGGTCGCGCCCGAGATAAGTGTTCGCGAATACCGCTGCAGATCCTCCATTAGGTTCTGCCTGTAGATGCATTTCCTTCGAACAAAAGAGCTTTTTAAGTTGACGTAGCAACAGCACCCTCCACTAGCATTCCCATATGCATGTGCAATTTACGTTCAGTCATTTCAGCTAGTAGAGCCTCGTTGTGGGAGGCGAATATGAAGGCCTCATTGCTCTTGATAAACCTGACAAGCCGATCGTGAGCCTTGTGCTGAAAGTCCCGATCCGCAACTCCCATCCATTCGTCCAGCAACAGTATGTCGGCTGATTCAACTGTACTCATCGCAAATTGGAGGCGACTCTGCATTCCTGGAGAGTATGTGCCAACTGGCAGGTCGAAGAATGCCCCAAGCTCAGCGAAGTCCTCCACGTCCCGTACGAAATCCAGCAAGGTCATACTTCTTATTCCAAGCAAGGAATATCTCAGTCGAACGTTCTGCCGTCCGCTGAGAGCCAGAGCCGTTCCGGCGCCAATACTAAGCATTGAACGAACTGACCCCCTCACCTCCATCCGGCCAGATGCTAACGGCAACATGCCACCAATAAGCTTGAGCAGCGTGGTTTTGCCGTTGCCGTTCCCCCTACAATCCCGACACGTTCTCCACGACGAATTTCGAGAGACACATCATTCAAGGCTCTCAGGAAGATACCGGGACCTTTTCGTATCAAGCGCGGATCCGCTCCAAGGTCCTTGTTTCGAAAACCGCGAAGAGGGATGTCGACCGTGGCGTGTATCAACCGCACAACTACATCATCGACAGACAATTTCATGCCACCCACCTGTAGATGACCAAATCCCGGTTCTTAGGGTAAAGCATTGCTGACAGCGCCAAGCCAAGTGCGGCCAGCGCGACTACAACAAAATAGCTAACCAAAGGCCAGCCACCATGAAGCAAGGGCGAACGCGCTGCCTCGATAACATGGTAGAGGGGATTGAAGTTAACAATCCAGATATGGCTATCCAGCCGCGATGGGTCCCATAGAATTGGCGTCATTAGGTAAATGGCAAAAAGCAATTGCGGAAGAAAACCGCGCAGTAAGCGGAAGCGGTCGAAGTAATAAGCAAACGGCAAAGACCAGGACAGCACCAATAGGCACAGCAACGTCACACCCAAAAAGAATCCCGGGTAGTTAGCGCCAACAAGAACATCCGGGCTAACGATCAGGATTACCAGAAACGACGCGCTGATTTTGAGGATCAAAGCAACGAGGAACTCATAACAGTTTACCAGATGCACGATATAGCCGGACACCGTGGGAAAATAGAGATAGCGTTCAACTTTATCGTTGGCGTGCGAAGAAACTGACACAAAGGTTGAAACAGCCTGCCAGAGCGAAAAGGACACTGCAAAGAAAGGGATAAAGGTGTCGACCGGCTCGTTAAACACCAAGGCCATAACACTACCTAACAGAGCAACATGCACCAACACGGAGATGAAGGGAGCAAATAGGCCTAGGCCGGAGCTTCGCCTTTGCTCCGCTACGTCGGCTAGATACAGCTGCCATGCCAAGCGTCGCTGCGTAATGAGGACCATCAAGTCGCGATGAAATGCCCGCTCCACCCATCTCCAGTCGTTACGATGCGGCGAAGTCACCGTCGGGTTTCCCCGAGCAGTGCTGCTGCTGCATCTATATAGAGCTGTGCACGACGCTCCACATTGTGATCGTGAAGGTACATCTCTCGGGCATGTTTGCGCTCGGGCAGCTCTCCATCATGTCGCAGCAGCTTCTGAGCAAGCTCAATGTAGTTGCCGATTTCGAAGAAGCTGATCAGCCCGGGCTGAAATCGATCCAACTCCTTGAAACAGTGGGTTCTTGAGCAATAAACCGGTTGTTGCATATCCAGCGCAAGCGCGGCTGGCCCCGAAGAGGTTTGTCCTACCTCCGCGTATGGAAGGACCACTGCATCGCAAGCTGCCATGACTTGATTGAACTCTTTATTGCCAAGAGGGCCACAGAAATGGACACGCTCCACCAGCTTAGAGTTTCCTCTGACCGAGACGGATCTGAAGCCGTTCGACTGCGCGGCCTTGCCAATCAATTCCGCAAGTAACTTTTGAATGTAGGGTTGTTCTACAGTATGCCTTGCGACACCTTCTGGATGAAGCCCACCAACAATCAACAGATGATATTCTTCCGGAAGGTGTCGCAGGGCTTTCACCGCTGTCTCTATGCCCTTGTATTCAGATAAAAAGCCGAAGCACCCAAGAACCTTTTTGCCTTCAACCGGGTAGCGGCCATTCAACCACTGGCGGTATTTTGCACTGGCACCAAGATCGGTTCGTGCAGACTCACCGATAAAAGAAAGGGGGCCGTGATAATGGTCTCAGGTGGAATGCCAAGCAGTCCAAAATTTGTGGCCTCCCTACGAGTTTGAACGATGTGCCTGAACTTGTACGGGGTTCGACGTACTGCTGAAAAGAGCTGATTGAAGACGAAGCTGCCTCGCCACGCTTGCGCGAATTCTCTAAGCCCCTGCAGGGACAGCTTAGGTCTGCTGCTCACCATAATCGGAACGGTGTGGTAAGTAATGAGCACCCTTTTGCTCACATCGATAATCGACCTCAGTCTCCTCCAAATCGAGAAGGGGCTCATCCCGAACAGGCCGGGCTCAAGTTGAATACTCACCACGTCGGCATCACGAGCTTTCGTGAGAATCTGCTCAAAAATCGCAGCAGAAGCTTTGCGAGCATATGGCCCGTTCGCGCGAAACAAGTCGACCGGAAGGGCAGCTACTTCGAACTGAAAGCTCCCTTTAGCACGAAGTGGGATTTCAAGAAACTCGACATACTGCGCAATGCCGCATGGCCTGCCGTAACTGGTGATCATCAGCAATTTGCGATTGATCGGCGCATTTCGGGCCGTGCCTATTTCTGTATTTTGCTGCACTTCAATCATTCATTCATATCACTCATGCCGACGCTGCGAGGCGCTGGTAGATTTGTAGATACTTGCTCGACATGCCGTCTTCGCTGAAGTGACTACGATAGCGCTCTATAGCGGCAGCCCCCATCTTCGCAGCCAACCCAGGAACGCCAGCGAGTTGTACCATTGCCGCCGACAAGGCGTCGGGATTTGCAGGGGGCACCACGATGCCAGTCAGTCCATCTACGTTTACGAAGCTAGTTCCGGTGCCGATTTCACAAGAAATCATCGGCTTGCCCGCCCGAGCCGCTTCAAGAAGAGCCACACCGAACGCTTCAGATCTGAGATGTGACGGAAAAACAAAGGCGGCTGACAAAGTAAGAAGTGCCTCTTTGTCCACTTCGCTCACTGGACCCAAAACGGTCACGTTGTCCGGAAGGTTTCGACCCAGGGAGCCTACGTCACCGCTCCCAACGATGACCACCCTCAGTCCATTTAGTCGAGCGGCTTCGATAAGATAGCGAAGTCCTTTGTAATATCGGAAGGTTCCGATGAACAGGAAAAAACCCTCGCCGACTTTGCTCTTCCAGTGCCTGACAAGTGATACATCCGGCGCATCACGAGCAGCTATTCCGATAGGGATTACAGAAGCTTTCTGACGGTACCGCTGCAGGATAGGACTGGATTTCAAGTAGTTCGGTGATGTCGCGACTAATGCATCTGCCTGCAACAGAAAAGCGTGCATGATTGGCGCATAGATCGGCTTCAGTAGCCGCTGCCTGACGATGTCGGAGTGGTAGGTGATTACCGAAGGAGTCTGCGAGCAAGAAGCTAGCTGCATAAGGTCCATCAGGGGCCAAGGATGATGGAAGTGAACTACATCCGCCTCAGCTGCCCGCCTTCTAAAATCACCGAAAATCGAGATTGATAAATCCGTTGAATAGAGCTTCCCCGCCCGTTTGACCTGGTAAAGATGATAACCATCCACCTCGAGCGGCTGGCTTGCTGCCGGTTGATCGGCCAGTGTCAGCACTGTGTTATCGCAACAAGTCGAAAGACTTTTTGCGATGCTATGTATGACCCTCGGAACTCCAGTAAAGTCATCAGGAGCGAAGGTCTTGTAGACATGAAGTACTTTGATCAATCGAATCGCGTTCCAGATGACGTGCCGATTGGATCAGGTCCGGCTCTAATGACATGCCCAGATACACGAGCGGATGCCAACGCGCAATCAATTGCGACCTTTCATCATCATCGGCTGGCGGTAACTGAAGCAGCACTTACGGGTCCTCCCTGCAGAACTGAAACATATGCGAAGACAGCACCTACTCCATGCTGGCAGCGCTAGGAGATGAAGAGGCTGTTCAGGATGCGGTACGGCTCCCAGTCCCAGCCGATTAGCGTGCGGTAGGTCGGGCAGATCATCGCCCGCCGGTCAGCATAAAGTAGACAATTGCGCCGCCCCCGACAGCGCCAGTGACAAACCAGCCGATGATCAGGTGCAGCTGCTCTCGTTTGGGCAAGTCCTCTGCGCCAGTTGCTGGAGCCGACAGCCCGTACATGCCGGCGAGAAAGATCAGCGTGGCAACCAACCCGGGCACGAAGCTGTCTACGAGCCACTGGGGACGCCCAAGGGCGCCGGTAGTCAGTACATAGCATCTCTGGACCAGCAGCGTTGCCCAGGCCAGCCACACGGTAAGGATGATTTTGTCGGTGCCGCTTGATCCGCCGCGGCTGATGGCGCGAAATGCTGCAGCTCGCCAGGTCCATGCCATGCCGGCAGCCACGCCAAGCACAAGCGAGTCGATTAGCCACTTCGCGGTCATCTGACTGAAAGCGAAGTGAGTTGCGACGTAAAGCACCAGGGCAAGGAGTGATAGCCAGAGCGTCTGGAAGCGGTAAAGTGCGGCCTTCATGTTCTGCCCCCACGCAGCTCGAGCAGCACGCCGGCCGCTAACGTTTCTTGGATTTGCCCGGCTATTTGCGCCGTCAGGATGCTTTCGCGTTGCAGGGCAAGCCCCGCGACGTCGCGCTGATACTCAATTTCTTCGTCCGGTACCGGCGCGGCAGGGACATCATCCACTAGCACGGCATTGATGGATGGCGATCTGCTAAAGGGCCAAAGCTTCATGGCTGCTTCCCCAGTGTGGCGAGGATGGCTTGCATGGCCGACCGAGCAGACCCAACCACCTCGACAAGCGCCTTGGTGTCATCGAGACGGGACTGCTGAAGATCAGCATTGAGCTTTCGCTCAGCGGCGATCTCCAGCTTGTGCGCCTCGTCCTTGGCGTCGAGCCGCTTCTGCAGCTGCCCTGCATACCAAAGAAGGAAAACGACAATGACGCCGAGCAGCCCCTGCGAAAGAAGCTGACTGACGCCACCGGTGAGGAGTTGATCGGTCATGCTGGCCTCGTTACGGGGCCCGGCCGATCAGCACGTCGCCATTCGGCATGACCGTGCCGGGAGGAACTGGGAGCTTCGGCGTAAGCAGCCGATCGAGCGTGGCGCGGCCGACATCGGTTGCAGCATCAATGCCGAACTTGGCCAGCGCATCAGGGACGGACTGTTCGACGTAACTGCGGGCAGCCGCCAGCAGCCGATCGGTCGGCTGGCCTGGCACCCACCCCATGCGCTGGATGGCAAAGAGCATGCCGTTCATCAGAGCCGATTGCAGCGCAATGCGATGCTGCGCCTCAACATCGATGCCCGTCTTTTGCTTCAGGAAGGCCAGGCCGATGCCGATCAGCGTGGTAATGACCAGGCCGAAGATCGGCACAAGGGCCACGATCAGCTCGGACAGGAACGTCGGATGAGTAACGACGACAGCATCTGTTGCCACAACCTGGGCAAAAGCCGCCGCCGGCGAGAAGGCAGGCACGGCAACGAACATGAGGGCAGCAAAGATCGCCGCCTGCTTGAGCAGTCGCATGGGAAGTCTCCGTTGATGTGAGGGGTTGCGCTAGAGCGCGGCTTCAAGCGCGTCGAGTTCGGCGCGGATGATCTGGATATGCTGGCGGACCCGGGTGTCAAGCTTGACGGGCTTTGGTGCCGGTTCAGCAGTGACGACAGCAGATGTGTCAGCCATCTTCATGGCCAGCACTCTGACACCATCGACGCGCTTTTTCCAGCCGCGACCGAACACAGGGTAAGTCGACAAGCGCTCGAGGAATGCCAGGCGCTGCGAGCACAGGTCAACGATCAGCGTCTTCACCGGCAGCTTTGCGGTCGCAGCAAGGGTGATTGGGCCGACTTCCCCATCGGGCGCGACTCCGACAATGGTTTGCAGCGTAATGGCAGCGCGTGCGGACCCGCTGTTTACGGCGTAGTCGAAGAGCGCATAGTCGAGGCCCGCCGGCAGATCATCGCCACGCACCTCGTCCCAATAGCGTTCTTTGTAGATGGCGGCCACCTCGTCACGGCCGAGCGCCTTTACGGCAGACTTGGGCAGTGCGGTCCAAGGCGAAACATTGCGCCAGCGCGCCAGCGTCTTTTGCGTAATCCCCATATTGGTCGCACCGCCCGGATCGGACGGATGGTCGACATAGCCACCCTCATGGGCGAGCACCGCCGGCAACGCCGCGGCGAAGTTGTTTTCGGCCATGGTGGCCTCCTGTTGCTGTTGGTGGTTGCGTCAGCCAAACCCTTGTGGCCCAATGAAATCCTGAGAAATACAGGACGATTGGCCAAGGGCCGTTCTAGGCAGAGGGTGAGTAAATGAACGTTTTTGTTTTGTGTACCGGGCGTAGTGGATCAACAACGTTCGCGCAGGCCTGTGGGCATTTCACGAACTTTACCGCTGGGCATGAAAGCAGATCATCCATCATTGGGCCTAGCCGCCTCGACTACCCGGACAATCACATTGAGGCAGACCATCGCCTAACGAAACAACTCGGTGCTCTAGAGATGCGCTACGGCGACAACGCCACATACGTCCATCTCTTGCGCGACCGTGAAACTGTGGCTCGCAGCATGGCCCGCCTCATCGACGGGCCGATGTCGAGCGTTAGGGCATTTGCGTCAACTGTGCTGGGGCGACCCAGCCTCACACCGGAGGAACTGATGCCGGTGTGCCTCGACTACGTTGATACGGTCACTACCAACGTGAACGCCTACCTGGTCGGAAAATCCAGAGCTTTCACCATCCACTTGGAAAGCCCGCACGCGTCCTTTGCTGACTTCGCCGAGGCGATAGGCGCAGAGGGCGATTTGGACGCTGCACACCGCGAACTAGACGTGCAGCATAACCAGAAGCGCGACCCATCATACGCCCGCAAGAAAAGCCAGTTCGCTCAGATAGCCATGTATCTAGCTAACCGTATTCCGTGACGTTGAACACCACCGTCATCTTTGCGCTTTGGCAACATTGGCCTTCTGTCGATGTTGGGTCTATCGCCCGCCTGAAAGCGTTGCTCTCTCACCTGCGGGGGCGCATCTCCGTGGGTGAGACTTGCCCCGGCCTTGAGCCGGGGTCTTTTCACAAGCAACTGGAACTTAGTTGGTCGCCCGGCTGTTCTATCGCCTGTCAGCGTGCTACCCTCCGAGAATGCTGGCACTCCCAAGAATAAGGCCCCAGTTCCTCCGAACGGCTGGGGCTTTTTTCTTGCCCATGCTGCGGAAAGCTTGTGCGGATTAACATAAGTTAGTCGATGTGTGTGCTATGGGTTTTGGTGGCGGGTATGAGTGGCGCTGAACGCTCATACCCGCCCCTCTAGGTGGATACCTCGCGGTATCTGCTAGGATAGTCGGGTTAGCCACCTGTTAGGTGCTTTGGGCCAGCCGTTAAGCCCATATTCAGTTTGATCCGGCATGTTTGTATGGCGCGAAATGTACTGTGTGCGCGCATCGTAGTCAGAAGCCTCAGCCGTCCAGGGCTGGGGCTTTTGGTATGCGTTAACCAGATGCTAAAATCGGCATTGCCGGCGCGAAACTAAATTCGATCTAGTGAGTACGTGGGCTGGTGGCGGAAGTGAACGCACGGGATTGCAACCCCCGGTCTCCTGGTTCAAGTCCAGGTCAGCCCTCCATCTAAGGCCTGCTTCTCGCGGGATCGGAACGCCGGTAATCGGTGAACCGATCGCCGGGTTGCTGCGTACACCGGAAGCCTAGCGGAACGTGGTAGCCCTGGGTAGCTCTTAGTCCGGTCCTCACTTGCAGGCGTTGCGTATGACAGATTTGCTGGATCACTACGCAAAGGCAGCAAAGCTCTTGGCCGAGGCTCGACAATGTCGGGAACTGATGGTGTCCAACGAAGGCGCGGCTTTAGAGAAACTGTCAGAAATCCTGAACATGGCGAGTTCAGCCACCTTCGAAATGCCCTTTACTGTCATGAAAATCTACGAACCCGTCTTTGGGCTGGTTCTGGCAGTGCTATCGCCAGACGATCGCTGAAGCCTGCCCTAAATCAGCCCCCTTAAGTTCCTGCTATAATGGGCTATGGGCTCACGATTTTATGGGCGCCAGTAGCTCGTCCGCCCTCTCAATGTTGGGCGCCTCGCCATCAGCCGACAGCGCCATCGCCACGGTCCAATGCAGCACGGCAAAAAGCGGATCGTCGGAAACGAAATATTCGACGGCGTAGAACATCTGGCGCAGCTTGGCATTGCCATGCCCGTTCAGCACCGCCTCGAGCTTGCCGACCTCGTCGATCCCGGCGTCTGGGTCGAATTCCATCCGGCTGATGAAGGTAGAACGATAGACCTGATAGGGCTCCACGATGATCGGCGCATCGTCGAGGGTCAGCACTTCTCGCGGACGGCCGTTGTGATCTTCGAGCGACCGAGCCGTCACGACCTTTCCGGCCGGCACCTCGCCTTGCCCGACCCGATAGAGCCCAAAGGTGCGTAGACGCTGCCAACTATAGGTATTGCCGGCATTGCGCGGCAGTTCCCAGGAGCCCTCGCCATTAAGCGGGCGCGGCTCGCCTTGCCAGCCGATCCACGAACCATCGTCCCCTTTGTATGCGAGCATGTTCTTGCCTCCTAGCGGGTAGCAATGCCAGCGGTGCCGCTGGCGAGTTTGGCGATTTCATCGGCCGTCAGAACCCGGCTCCAGAGGCTGATGTCATCGAGAAGACCGCTCCAGAACGTGGTGGTGTTGTTCGCGCCGATATATGCAGTTCCGGACGGCGTGGTGATCGTGCCAACGGAGACCGAGCCGGCAGCAACGCCGTTCACGTACAGCGTCAGGTTAGCGCCGCTGTTGCCATTCTTTACAAAAGCGACATGGTACCAAGTGTTGAAGGCCAGCACCGGCGTGAAGGTGTAGTCGGCGATATTGTCTTCGGTGAAGCGAAGTCGACCGTCCGACAGAATGGCAAAGCGGGAACGATTGGTCTGTGTTCCGTTGAGGAACAGCGTTCCGGTGGCTGCAAAGTTGATCCATGCAGCCAGGCTGAAGTTGGTCGTCATGGCCGACTGGATCGGAACCGCTATCCTGCTTGAGGATCCGTTGAAGCTGGCCGCACCCCTGATCTTGCCGGGCACGAAAGAAATGCTGGTCGGCGTGCCTGGAAAGGTGCCGTAGGCGTCCGACGCATCTGCGTCGAGCGGATAATAGGCCAGCAGACCAACCGGCGAGATCACCGGCTTCCCGCGCTTTCGACGCTGACGAAACCAGCCCGGAAAGGTCACGCGCCTGTCTCCGCAACGGTGTGGACCCTGACCTTGCCGCTACGAACGACACCCGAAATGAGGTATACGGACCAAAGCGGCGATATGGGCACACCGCCAACCTCGGTGAAGTCGAAAGCTGCCGTGTCATAGGTGTGGGCAAAGTTGCCGGTGAAGACGATCGTCAGCGGCAGGCCGTTTTTGAGATTGCTTGCAGTGATGGTCCGCGCGGCCGTCGCAGTCGCTGTCTGGTTCACTCCAGCAGCCTGGTCGAACGTCATTGTTGAAGCATCAGCTGGGCCCGCCACCCATGCCATTGCCGCCTGGGCGACGTCGGGCGCTATGGCGCGATCAGCGAGGCCGCTTCGAACCTCGCCGGCGGTTGCCTGCTCGATGATACCCGCAGCCGTGGCCGAACTGAGCGAGATCAGCGCCATCAGGGCGCCCTGGCTCGCCAGTGTCAGAAGCGCACGGCCATAGGTCGTGGTGATCAGTGCCGCGATCGCTGTAAGGTCAGTGTCCGCGGGCTGCAGATCGGCGATGGCGACGCTCGCTTGCTCCAGCTGCTTGCCGGTCGCATTGGAGAAAACGGCGATCCGCCCGCTGATCGATGAAGCTGGGCCTTTGACGTCGCCGTCGCCGGAGCCGGCATTGCCCGTGCGCGTGAACTGGAAGCTGACGGGCTGGCCATTGCCAAACGCTGTCGCCCCGGAATGACCTGTGACCCCGACCTTGAAGTATCCTGACGCGGCGACGGCTGAGACCACGGAGAAGATCGCCTGGGCATTGTCGGAGACACGCGTCAGCACAATCTCCCCCTTGATCGGGCTGGTGCTGTCGTCGAGCCGGTCGAGGAAGTTGACCAGGGACGAACCGGCGCGATTGACGTTGTCGACGTAGAGAAAGGCGGCCGCGGAGAGATCAGCGTTGCTGGCTTTGACAATACCATCAGTCGGATCGCTGTCGGCGGTGTTCGTCGACCAGATGAGCAGGATGCCAGGATCTCGGCCATCGATGCCGGCCGCACCCTGCCCGCCTGCAGCGCCGCGCGGCAAGGTGAGGTTGAGTTTGCCGCCCTGGGCCGTCGGCGTGATGCTGAAGCTGGCATCGCTCCCCGCAGGCCCGGTTGTCGTGGTACCGGCTTCGAACGCGAATACAGGGCCGGTCATATAGGCCGGATCGGTCCAGTCGCCCGACGTCGCCGACTTCTTGGCAAAGATCGCCGAGCGACCGGCATTGGCCGCACCGAACGTGTTGCCGACATCGGCAACGAGCACGGCAAACAACGCGCCCTCGGCGTTATAGGCCGCTCGATCTGCCATGGTGCTAACCATGACGTCGTACCGGGCGCCGTTGATCGCATCCTCGATGTCGAGCTGGCCGGCGGTACCGATACCGACATAGCGCCAGATTTGCTCGAAAGCGCCGACCGACGCTTTGACGCGATAAGCGCCGCCGGCGACGTGGAAGAAGACTGTGGCCTCTGCTGCCGTGAAGGGATTGCCCAAGGCCGCCGTGCCATTCGCATCCGAGAACAGCGCCACAAGCGAATTGTCGCTTTCCCGCCGCACCTCGACCTGCGCTCCAGCCACGGCGTTGCCGTTGCCGTCCTGCACGAGGCCGGTCCATCTTGCTAAAGCCATTGCTGTTTCCTGCTAGTTGATCAGACGACCGCGAAGGGTGTTGGTCGGGCCGGTCTTGGTCGAATACGAGTTACCGTCGATGGCAGCACCCGCGCCGCCGCCGTTGCCGCCGCTCAGTGTCGGATTGGTGCCGGTGCCGCCGCGATCACCTGCATTGCCGGGATTGCCGCCGCTGCGACCACCGCCAGCTTCGCCCCCGCCGCTGCCGCCACTACCGCCACCGGTGGCAGAGCCCCCTCGACCAGGGTTGTTACCGCTACCGCCAGCGCCTGCAGCCACACCAGCCCCGCCGCCGCCCCCGCCGCCGCGACCACCACCTGAGATGCTGCCAGATGGTCCGCCAGCACCACCGCCGCCCCCGCCGCCACCGCCCCAGAGTGACGCACCTTCAAAGAGCTCCAATTTAAAGGCATGACGAGCGTAAAGTGCCGTGCCGCCAGCACTACCGTTACCACCGCCACTACCCGCACTGCCGCCCTTACCGCCGGCACCGCCTTTACCCCGGATGCCGCCGCGTAAGCGGATGGTCAGGTTCGCAAAAGCTGGCCAGTCGCCCAGGACAAAGGCCGCAAGAGACGTAGAATTTGACCCGACAAGCACGCCGGGATTGATGATGCAGATAATCTCATCGTCGACAGTCGGCGCCGGGTAGAGCCGATCGTAAGAGGCACGCCAGTTGAAGTTCTGAACGTTGGAATTGATGATGATCGTGCGGTCGCCGAGGTCGATCGGCTCACCGACAAAGCGAAGCTCGGGCGCCTCTATCAGAAAGCCACTCTCCTGCGGCGTGATCCGGGTGATCTGAGAGGGTATGACTGCCGGCGCTCCGGTGTCGGTCTGCATCGGCTGGGCCATGACATTGCAGCCCATTCCAAGCTCGGGCAAAGGCTCCACACCGCGAAAGGTTTGAAACGTCATCAGCCGCGGCGGGAAACGGTATTGGCCGAGCACGATGTCCCCTGCCCGCTGTGCCACCTGCCGGCCGAACTCTGGAATGAACCGGGCATAGATTTTCTTGACCGCCGGCTGGCCGTAATCGGCCTCTGCCAACAGGTCGCCGGAGACATGCAAGGAGCGATAGTTGGTCGGGTCGTCAGCTTTGGTCAGCGGATTGACCAGCCCATAATATACCCACACCTGCGACAGGCGCTTCTCGTGCTGGTCCTTGATCCGCATCGAGCGCGACAGGATGTTCTGGTCATCGAAGAGCGCAGCGTCAGACAAGATCGGCCGCAGAACGCGCATGCGCATCTGTCGGTGCAGATCGTCCCACCAGACCGCCAGCGCAGCTTGCTGGACGAGTTCGGACGCAAGCTTGTTGACCCCTGTCGGCTCCGGGATCAACGCGCTATACAGCACGCCCAGGAAGGCGCTCGCCTCCTCCTGCCAGTCGTTCAGATCGATATAAGCAGCCGGCACGCCGGCATATGTCACGAACAGATCGCGCAGGATCGTCGCCGGGCTCTGGCCAACATATTCGAGGCACAACTGCACGCGGTCCTGAGATTTGTGCGCTACGGCCGCGGTGTTGTAGCGGGCTCGGGTGAGCGTAAGCACGTCGCCCGATCGGGTGAAGGCGCAGATCTCCTTGCCGCCGATGCTGACATAGCCCGAGGCGGGATATTCGAGGTTGCCGATGCCCACCGGCAGGAGCGTGACGGATGTCGTGCCGGAGCCGATATCTGCTGTCAGGTAGCCACGCGAAGGCTTCGGCGCCTGGGCCCGTTCGTCGTCTGCCAGCTTGAGCGCGTCCTTGGCGACGATGGTGAACCGCCCTTCGGGGCTTGGCCCATCGAAGCTTTCCATGACGAAGTGGCGCGTCTCCATCTCCTCGAGCGGCTGCCCGAGCTCGCCGCGAATAAGCCGGATCGCCCTGCCGCGAAGAAACGGGTGGCGTGACCGGAACTTCCCCAGAACTTACCCTGCTTGAACGGGTCGTAAGGGCGCTCGGCCACATACTTGTCGAAGCCGATGCCTGTGTCAGGCCAGCGGAAGTCGGAGAATGTCACCGACAGCGAGGCCCGCGTACCAAGGTTCTCCCCAGCGACACCGTCGGCGGCGAGAAGTTCTCCGCCTCGATCGCAGGGATGGCCTCAATGCCGCTTTCGGCCAGATAGGCTGTGCCTTTAGCAAAACGCAGCGTGACCGGCTGGTTCAAGAAAGCTTCGCGGACTTGGCACGTGGCTGGCGTGTTAAAGCACTTGTGGTCGCCGGTCGGACTGGCGCCGCTCATGGTTGCCGGGCACGCGCCTTCGCCATAGCGCAAGGAGCAATAGTCGAGGTCGACCTCGACGAAGGTCAGGAGCTTCTTGGTCATATCGCCAGCGCATCGAAGGAAAAGTCGAGATTGACGAAGACGCCGCGCGCCAACATCAGCGTCTCTGGTCGAATGTCGGACGTTGTCCAGGCGTAGGATGCTTCGTCAGGGTAAAGGTCGGGCATCCACGCAAAGAAGAACGGCGCGCCACGAGCCACGCGCACGAAGTCCAGCATGTTGGCATCGAACCAGTGCTTGCTGATGAACTTGAAGGACACGCCCGAGCTGAGTGCCTGGCGCGTCACCAGCCGGCCAAGATAGTCCCCGCTTTCGGCCAGGCCCGTTACGATGTCGTCGCTCGACGCTAGATGCGCCGGCACATGGCCCTCCTGCAGGCCGCGCGGCATCTGCAGCAACCGCCCGACATGCATCACCGCCAAGCGCGGCGGAACACCATTGGGCACGATGCGCAGCCGCACTCCTCCAACCGGTTGCCGCTCGAAACGAAGGATCGTCGGCTGGTCGTTGGGGAGCAACCGCTCTTCCGACACGGTCTGCCATGCTGACGTCGTCCCTATCGGCAAGGCCTGAACCTCGACCGTGGCGCCCGTCGATCCGAAGTTGTGCCGTGCAAGCCCAACGTAATCGACGCCATCACCATCCTGCACATCGATCGTGATGTACTGAACTGTGGACTGGGTCGACTGCCACCGGGCCGCGGTAGACGGGTTTGCAAGATTGGTGGCGGGATACGCCTCGTTCTCGTAGCTCGCAGAGACGTTGTTGATGGTGATCAGGTTGTGCCAGCCGATGACAGGGAAGTTCCCGTTCTCATCCTCGTCCCAAGGGTCGAAGGTGAGGACGAGATTGCGCGATAGATACAACGGCATCGGTCAGGGCCTCGTAAGAATGATCTGATGCCCATCGGATTGCAGATCGAGCAGCTTGCCGATCAGCTCCTCCACTTGTTGGGTGGGGTGATAGTCGCCCTGCAGGGTGATCGCGACGGCAGTCGACGTCTTTGCCTGCCCACTGCCCTGCCCCACGGAAGGAGCCGACGCACCGACGGTTGGTCGGGAGCCGCTGCCCTTCTTCGCAGACATGATGGTGCTGATCTGCGCGATGCCTGCAGCGGCCACCGCAGCGGCGCCTGCAAAGCCCAGAATGCCGCCCTGCGCCAGAGCCTTGGTGATACCCTCGGCAGTGTTGATCACCGCAGCTGCCACAGCGAAGGCCTTCGACGCGCCAAGGTTGTCCTCGCCGAAGTTCTCCATGATCGTGCTGAGCGAACCGAAAATGCCGGCCGCATGTCCCACCAGGCCGGAGCGGATGCGCGCCTCGTCTTCAACCTGCCGTTGCGTGATCTGCGACATGCGATCGGAATGCTGCTGATGGGCAGCCTCCATCATCGCGTCATACTCGGCTTTGAGGATCATGCCCTGATCGTAGAAGGCCTGGATTTGCTCAAGACGCTTTTCGTGGCTGGCGATCTCGGCCTGCTCTTCGGTCATCAGCGCCGTGCGCATGGCCTCCAGAGCGGTCGCCATCTGGTCGCGAACCGCGCCGCCCGCCCCGCCGGCCGCAACGCCAGTATTCGTCACGGTGTCGTTAAGAGCAGTCAGCGCGAGATTTGTCGTCTCAGCCTGAACGCCAACACCTTCCACTGCCTTGCCGAGTTCGCCGAGATAGTTGTGGCTGAAGCCTTCGGTGAAGGCCGACTGCACCACTCCACCAAGCTCCGCTAGAGCGCCCGAGGGCTCTCTGATGAAGCCCGTCAAATTGGCGTCCTGCAGGCCCTCCATCCCAGGAATCTTCCGAAGTGCACCTATGATCCCATTGACGCCGCTTTGAACAATCTCGATCGAGCCGTTCATTGCTAGGGTGAAGATATCCCCGAAAGCCGCTGGCAGCATGCCCTAAGCCGCCGTTACCGCTTTAAATGCACCGACGAAGAGTCCGATTGTGTTGTTCGCCGCACCTTGAACTATGCCGACGAAGTCGACACCAATGAGTTGTTTAATTTCGTCGCGGAATACAATCGCCGCTGTAACGGCTGCCGCCAGAGCGGTCACCAGGAGGCCAATGGGATTAGCCGCCGCAGCTTTGCCGACAGCAATGAAGGCGGCCTGAGCCGATGCCCCAAACGCAACGGCGGCGCCCGACATCGCTGCCCAAACAGTCGGCCCAAGCGCAACCGCTATGGCCGAGCCAACAACTGCTGCCGACTTCGCAAGAACACCCATGTTGGCAGTTACAAAGTCGAGCGCCCCAGCCACGGCGATCAGCCCCATCTCCATGCCGGCGTTTACGCCGAGGCCGGTTGCTACAGCTTCGAAGAACCCCTCAAGAGCCATCGTGGCGTTGGCCTGAGCTTTCGTTAGGCCGGTGAAACCAGCCTCAGCCACCCCCGCAACCTGCTCCTGCAGCGTGTCGAGGATGACCCCTTGGGCGCCGAGGAGATCGTTCGACTTCATGAAGCCGGCGATCATTTCCTTTTGCTGATCGGTGAAAGTGATGCCGCGCTTGGTGAGCATGGCAAGACCCTTTTCCGGGTCCGCCAGGGCGCGTGCCAAGCCCTCGACGTTCTGCTTTAGGTCTCCGCCCCAGGCCGCAGACATGTCGTCAGCCAACTCGATGGCTTCGAAGAATACCTGGCGGTTGAAGCCGAAGGTGGCTAGATTGGTAGACACCGCCATGATTTCTTCGGCAGCTCGTCCGGTTGACCGTTCAAGCCGATCGGCAAAGGCAGCCACCTCAGACCCGCTGGTCTTGGCAGTGTTTCCAACATTGGTTAAAGCCTGGTCCAGCTGGGCCGTAAGCTTCCGCATCTCCTCCATGCGGCCGACGCCTGCCCTACGCCCGTCGCCACGCCAGCAAACAAAGCGACGCCGCCCAGTGCGGTAAACGCCTTGGTCAGCCCGCCCAATGCGCCCTTGGCCCTGTTCATGCCCTGCTCAAACTCAGCAGAATTCAGGCCTAGATCGACTCGAAGGGCGCCGATGACAGCCGCCATTGTTGACTCCCCCATAATCCGATGTCACCCATTTCGGCTTTGGGAGGCGAAATGAGACGGTTTGCGTGCAGTGTTTTCGTTTTGATAATGAGCTCAGCCGCCGCGTTGGCTTCGGAGTGTCAGCAAGGATCGGCCACGCCCCTGAAGCTCATTTCATGGACGGCCGAAAATCGAGAAACGCCGTTGGGGACAGCCACCGATATCGGGATCAAGATTGGGAACTCGACAGACGTCGAGTACCGCCTTCTCACTACGTCGGTGTTCATAGACGACGCGCTTGGAAACCATATTGGTGGCTGGACAGTGCCAACTAATGGCCAAATCAAAGCCCGCGATCAGTTCAAGCTTGAGCTTACTTCTTTCGGGATCACCAATCTGCCCTCGCTCACTGCTACGGACGTGGCGATAACGATCTGTGCAGAGTCGGCGATTACGGCTGATGGCGAGAAAGTCGAGTTTTAGTGCACCGACTTCGAAGCCCAGGCTGACATGGCGGCAAAGTCGTCTTGCCAGTCTCGATTATGCGCGGGCGCACCCTTCTTGGCTTTGATTTGCAGCCTGTCGAGCTTCGTGAAGCGTTCGGGTTTTGGTGGGTGATAGCTGGTGAGGAATGCCGTTTGATGCGCCAGCCAGGCGCGGTCATTGTGGGCCCGGCGATCCCGTTCCGCGCAGGCGTCAAGCACCAGCAGGATTGTGCGCGGCGTCTCCCGCCAGAACGCCGAAGGGTCTTGGCCTGCCTCGACCCATTGCGATAGCAGGCCGAGAGGATCTAGCCCCGCGGCGCCTTGCGAGGGTTTGGCTTGGTGCCCGCCTTGGCCTGCGGAAAGGCAAGATGGATGGCCTTGATGATGGCCTCCATGACGATCGGCAGTCCTGCCTCCCCCGCGATGACGCCGGCCCGCTTTAGGTCAATATCGGGGTGATGATCCTGCAGAGCCCCCCACACCAGCATGCGGATAGTCGTAATCCGCAGCCCCTTTGGATCGGCCTGCGCTGCCTGGAGGTCGCCAATGACTTCTAGCAGCGGGCGTCCGAAGGCGTCTTCCAGTTCGCACATGGCGTTGAGGGAAAGCGAGACCTTATAGGTCGCGTCGCCGGCGATGAGGGGCACTTCGCCCAGATGCGGATTGGCCATCAGGTTGCCGCCACCACGTCTGCCGTTTCGGCGGTCGTGACCACCGTTTCGAAGTCGTCATTGCCGCCTGTCACCACCGCAGTGATCGGCTTGCCGACATCGGCCGCCACCGGCACATAGGCGCTGCCCGTTGCACCGACGACATCAACGCCGTCCACCTGCCACTGCACCGTGGCATAGCGGGCGCCAGCCCAGATACCCTGGTCGAGCTCCACCACCGACCCGACCTGAGGCGGCGTGGTCGAACTACGGAGAAGCGGCGCAACCAATGCGCGTGGAGCGGTGACTGGTGTCTGCAGCGGCTCGCCCGAGACTTTGAAGGACACACTTGCAGTCATGGCGTTTTCGGTTTCAGCCGTCTTCTCGTAGGACTGGCGCGATCCGGTGAACAGCACCTGCACGCCATTGGGGAAGGTGATGCGGATGCGCTTGCGCTTGCCCTTGGCTGCGATCAGCAGCGTGTCGGAAGGCGAGCCGGGAATGTAATTCATTTCGCAGCCGAATTCGCCCGGATCGCTGAAGCCGTCGATAAACTCGCGGGTCTTGTTCGGCGACTGCATATGCGACACGTCCTGCTGATCGGTCGTGTCGGAAGGCAGCGTAAAGTTCTTCACCTCTGCCACATATTCAAAGGCGTTCGGCAATTCGAACGGCGCCAGCTCGAGCGTCGAGCCATAGCCAAGCATTGCACCGGTTTCGGTCATTGCTTTTCTCCAGGGTGTGAATGTTGCGCCAGCCCACGGCGCGCTTGGGCTACGTCAGGCCGGAGCCCAATGAAGGAAGTAATCTCGGCTGTCGGTGAACCAGGTCACGTTGCCGTCTTTGTCGAAGCGTGTCCGCTGGCTCTCTTCGAAGCATCCGAGAAATTGAAAGCCGCTGTATTGTCCGCGGAATCCGGAGAGCCGTTCTCGCAAGGCATTTGCTACAGATCGCGCTTGGGCCGATGTAAGCCCCCGACTGTCGAACTGGACGCGCGTCTTAACGTACCCGCTGGGTCCTGCCATAGTGTAATCAGCAACACCCGACACGACGAACATGACTATGTTCGGCAAAGGAGCGCCCTGCACCATCGTATCCCAGTGCAAATTTGTGCTGATCAGATCCTTCAGCGGCGGATGGTCCAGCAGAAGGTTCGCAAGGACTTTCTGCATCATTTCCCCCTTGCCGCTCGACGCGCCGCAGACTGCACCGCCTTTTCGATCCCGACGATAAGCTCGTCCTGGATGCGCTGCAGCACCGCGTCCTTTGTTTGATCCCAGGCAGGCCGCATGAACGGCTGGGGCGGGTTGCCGTCGCCACCGAATTCGCGAAGGTGCCCCTGAGGCCGGCCGTCAGGTCCGACGAAACGTTCTTGTTCTGCTCGCTTGTTGTGTTGTGACTTCTGCGCCCGGGAAAGCGTGCCGCCGACTTCTATGCTTTCTCGCAGGCCACCGCTATCGACGGGCACCAAAGCTCGCGCCGCCTTGGCAGTAATTTCCCCGGCGTTGTCGAGCGCCACGCGGCCGATGGCCCGGCGCTTTGTTGGGGTGAACTGTGACAGCGCCTGATCGAGTTCGCGGAGACCCTCGACCTTGACGACGGTCTTCACGGCGCCGGCTCCACTGGCACCAGATTGTCATTTGAGCGCGCCGCGGTGATCTCGATCTCGCGTCGGCGGCCATCGCCCTCTTTGGTGCCGGAAATCTGGTACTCAACGTCCTCGCAGATCAGCCGATCAGCAGCGGTCAGCGTCTTGGTCAAGGCATCATAGCGAACGCGGAATCGCGCAGAGACAGAAGCCCCAACCTGGGCAGCCCTAACCTTCTCTCCATCGCTGACATCTTCCTTCGAAGCCCAGCGTTTGCCGAGATCTGTCCAGCCGCTTTCTGGCTCATTGAACTCATTATAGGTTGTGCCGTACCGCTGGAGGGTGATGCGGCGATCAAAGTCCCCGGAATCCATTACACGCGCAACCAGCGGTATGGATTGATTAACGTGCGCGACGACGCCGGCAACTCAGCTTCGGCATTGCCGGAACGCTTATCGTACATTGCTGAAATCGCCATGAGCGCAGCGACCTTGAACGTCGCTTCTTTACCATGCGGGACCAGGGAGATGTTGCAGTACTGGAGCACCTGCTGCTCGGCAGCATCCATCATGGCCTCGATGAGCGTGTCGTCATCGTCGCCCTCGACGCGCAGGTGCTCCTTGACCTCGTCGATGGAGTAGAGCGGGCCGAGAGTGGCGATGACGACGTTGCCCATGGATTAGTCCTCGGACTTGCTGTCGCGGGGATTCTTGTCAGCGACATTGACGTCCTGCTTCCGCAGATTGTCGGCGACTGCATCTTCGTCCGACTTGGTCGGATCGTTAAAGTCGATCTTGTTCTGATCGATCGTGGTGCCCTCGCGAGGATTGTTGTCCACGGCAGGATGGTTCGGATTGACGTCTGGTACCACTTGCTCAGGCGCACCGGACGGGCTGAAGGTGGTAGCCGGAGCAATGTCAGCAGTCTGCTGCTCCGGCGCCGGTGTTTTCGGCGAAGAATTCTTTGCGGCCATTTAGGCCTCCTGGGATCAAAAGGAATAGGGGCTCGGCGACGAAGTCGCCGAACTGATGGATCAGCTGTTGACGGCGATCTTCAGCGCGCGCATCGGCTCTGGGTTGTAGACGCCGCCACCAACACGCTTGACCGTGTAAAAGTGGACAAACGGCTTGTTGGTGTAAGGGTCGCGCAATACCGAGATGCCGATACGGTCGATGACCAGGTAAGTGGCTTCCATGTCGCCATAGAGTGCCGAGATGTTGCCGGCAGCAACACCAGGCATGCCAGGAACTTCGACAATCGGAGCGCCGTTCAGAGTTGCAGGCTCGCCAGCGACATACGATGGTTGCCATAGGTAGTTGCCCTGGCCGTCCTTCAGCTTGCGTGCAGCGCCGAGCGACATGCGGTTGATGTAGAGCTTGGCACGAGCGGCGAACTCGGACGGCAGATCGTACATTAGATCGATGAAGCCGTCGCCGGTCAGTGCCGCGGCAGCGCCGGTGTTCACTGCCTTGATGGCACCCCAGGGGTGGCGAGCAGCATTTGCAGCACCGGTCACATACGTCAGGATGCCATAAGGCTTGTTGGTGCCATCACCCGAAAGGAAGGCGATGCCTTCTTGGCGAGCAAACTCGGTGTCGACCTCGTTTGCCAGCCATTCTTCGAGGTTGATTGCTGCGTCATCAAGCAACTGCTGGCTGATCGCTGGATTTGCGTAGAGCTCGCCAGGAGAAAAATCGAGCGAGCCAAAGGTCGGCGTAGACGTTGCCGGCCGCGATGCCGTTTCGCCGACCCAGCCGGATCCGACTGCACGATCATTGAACAGCTTCTTGAACCCGGCGACCGAGATCGAAATTACACGAGCATTCTGGCGGATCATAGAGATCTGCTTGAGCTTGTTGGTGATCGTGCGATCCCATTCCACCGGTGCAACATAGCCGCCTTCACCGTCCGTGCTCTTTGTTAGAGCGGAGCTGGGAGTGCCGTGACGCATATGCGCCTTGAAAGCGGCAAAATACTCCGGCGACGTCGCAGGAAGGTCGCCGAGAACAGGGTCGCTGCTGTTGGCTTTCAAAGCAGCGATCTTTGCATTCAGATCGTCGATGGTGGACTGAAAGTTGCCGACGGCATCGTTGATCCGCTCGACCTTTTCGTCGAGCAAGACATCGGCCTTGCCCTTGAGCTTTTCCTCGTGAGCGGCCTTGAAGTCTTCGAATGCCTTCTGCAGCGCCGAGATCATGGCGGCCGGATCGTTTGCGTCGGCACGAATGCCGAAAGGAGTGACGGCACGCGGCAAGGGGCGAGCGCCGTCGAGCCCGCCAGAATGGCGAGCGCGGGAGAGTGCTTCATGATGGTCCTCCTAGGACTGAAGCGTTGCGAGGAGGCCGGAAAGTCCCGACCAGTCGGCGCCAGCGCCAGGCGTGGCTTCATTGAGGGCAGCGCCGGGCGTGCCCTTGATCTTGTTGATACGAGCGCGAGCTTCGGTGCGAGTATGCCCCGCAGAAACTAGTTCGAGCTCGAGCGCGCGCACTTCGTTGACCTGACGATCCCGGGCTTGGGCGTTTTCGTCGACCTTGACCTCGTCAGCATTGAGAAGCGCGTCAGCGAAGCCGCGTTCGATAGCCATGGATCCGGACATAAAGGTTTCATCGTCCATCCATTTGGCCACGTCAGCAGCTTCGCTTCCCGAGCGCTGTGCGTAGACATCGACCATTGCCTGGTCGAAGGGTTCGAGGAAGTCCGCCGTCTCGCGCATGTCGTGCCGGTTACCCATGGCGAGCACCCAGCAATTGTGGATCATGATGAATGACGCGGCGCCGATCTCGATTGTGTCGCCGGCCATCGCGATAATCGAGGCCGCAGAAGCGGCCATCCCCATGACCTTCACGGTGATGGGTTGAGAATGTTCGCGAAGGACATTGTAGATGGCGATGCCTTCAAACATGTCACCGCCGGGTGAATTGATCTGCACTTCGACGGGCCGGTCACCGATCGCGCGAAGCTGAGCCGAAACCTTTTTCGCTGTGATCCCGCCGCCAGACCAAAAGTCTTCCCCGATCACATCGAACATGGTGATGATGTTGTCGCCCTGCTCGATAGCCGTGGGACGAATGCCAGCGGCGTCTGCAGACCACTTGTCGAAAACCTGAGGTTTGGTCAGCGCAGACACTGCCCGGCTAGCCGGCAGAGGCATCGCGCCAGGGCGAGCTTTGGCAAAAACCCGCAGTTCATGCTTGGCCATCCTGGCCTCCATTGTTGGTTGGCTTCGTGCCCATGACACCCTTGCTTACGGTGTCACCGTCGGCGGTAGCTGGCATATCGTTGATGCTGCGCACTTCGTTCTGCGACATCCAGCCAGGGGCGCCCCCGTGCCCAGAGCCTTCGCGAAGAAGTCGGCTTGATCCTTGGTCGATCCCCGCAAAAGCGCGGCTGGATTGAATTTTACCGAGAAGAGGTCTTTCTCATCGTCAAGAAGCAGCGACCTTTCGGCCGCCTGCTGCCAGGCTTCGAACCATGGTCCCAAGGCATATTGGACGAAGAACCGGCCAAGAGCTTCGATCCCAGACCCCCAGCTGGTTTCGTCAACCATCAGCAGCGGCCGCGGAACACCGGTGACTCGAGCAATCTCTTCGACTTGCATCCTCCGGACTTCGATCAGCTGCGCATCCCGCGCATTCTGACCGATCGAGACCCACTCAAGCCCTTCTTCTCCGATGAGCGTCTTGCCGGCGTTTTCCGCACCTTCTTTTTCGGCTATGCTCTGCTTGAGCCGCTCAAAGGCAGGGTCGGAAAGCTTGCCGGGATGTTTCAGCATTCCGCCGACGAAGGCGCCGTTCTTGAACAGGCGGCTCGCAGCAAGTTCCGCACTGATGGAAAGCCCGATCGCGTCTCGTGCCTGCTTTACGATTGAGAGGCCGGAAATGCCGTCGAGTGACAGACCGCGAAGGTGGAAAACTTCCTCACCCTTGTAGACCCGAGCCGCACCTTGGATTGGCCGATAAGTGTAGCTGATCGACCAGTCGTCGTTTTGCTCGATGGAAACCTTATCTGGATCCAGAGGGACGAGTCGCACGACCTTCGGCTTGGCTGTTCTAACGTCTTTGGAGCGGATGATCAGAGCGTAGGCGTTGCCTTTTACCAGGGCTCGAAGCTGCATCAGCGTCCGGAAGTCAAATGCAGTCTGATAGTTGTTTGGCTCACGGTGCAGTAGCCGGTAGAGCGGATGCCCTGTGGCCTTTTCTTTCGTCTGCTCGTCGATGAGCTGCAGCGGCAGCATGCCTATAGCGTAAGAGATGAGCGACACGGCCCGGAAAAGGGATGTGTTGCGCATGGCGCTTTCAACATTGACCGTCGCGCCAGACGAAGACGCGTCCCCACTACGCATCAAATCGATGAGCCGAGGGTCATCCAGGCCCAGAAACACGCCGCCAATGCTGGACGCGTGCACATCGACTTTTCCCGCCGGCGCGGAACGACGGCGAAGGAAGTCGAAGATAGCCATCGTGCTAGATCATCCTCATTCCGCGCTCTTCGTAGACCGACGGGCCGCCTTGAGCTTCGGGGTTCCTCACCATGACCGTGACGGCGTTGAATAGCGCCATCATCGGGTCGATCTTGGCGTCGCCAGCATTCTGCTTGGTCGCCCGGATCGCTGTCGCCGTCGCTTCAATCTTCAGATTGCCCACACACCAGGCCATCATCGGCGAGGCCGCGTGCTTGAATGTCCCATTTGCTAGCCGGCGCTCAGTCGTCTTGATGGCGTTCATCATCATGATGCCCTGCGGGGCGCCGATGATCAGGCCCGCATCGTCAGTAACGTCGATCTCTGCCAGAGCCTCGACCATTTCGCCGAGACCAGCAGCGTCGGCTGCCACACATGCCAAAAGCCCGCGATCCTTGATGTCGCGGATGATCTCGATGATAGCCGAAATGTCCTCGAGCTCGTCGCTGACGATTGTCAGCTCACCGGCCTTCTTGAAGTCCAGCAGCCGCGGCGCGATGCTCTTGCGCCGCTCCAGCACGCCCATGTGAGCCCAGGCGTGGGTCCACGAAATCCAGTCTTTGCTGACCTTGTGCCGACCTACCAGCGTCAGCCCGTAAAGATCGTCGAGGCCGCCACCGTCGATGCCCGGCACCACCACCTCGCACATGTCGAGGAAGGCGCCGAGATCGGCCAGAGTGCAGCCGATTTCTGCCGTTTCGCCCTTTTTCCAGTAGTCAGCACCTGGCCATCGGTTCGCCCGCAGGTTCATGCCGATTTCGACATTCAGGTGCTTGGCGAGGAACACGCGCCGCGCGTCCGGATCCAAAGCCTTCTTTAGCTCGTCCTCAAGCCACTCCTGATCGACCGACCGACCCATGTTCGGGTTGGTGACATAGAAGTTTTCCGGCTCTAGGTATTGTTCCGCAGCCAGCATCTTGGGCGGGAACTCGTACAGGAGCCCGAAGCTCTTCTTGTCCTCGATCTTGCCGTCGCGAATATCGCGATAGTAGTCGAGCTTCGCTTTGAACACGCCCGCTGGCGGCTCGTCGCTCTGCGTCGACAGGTAGATCACGAAGCCTTCCGGCCTCGACACCAGGCCGCCGGTCGCTTCGCGCAGCATCGCGTCTGCATGAGGCCGCTTGCCAAACACCCACAGTTCATCGACGAGCACCCTGCCCGCCTTCTTGCCCGACACGGTGTCCGAGTCGGCGGCGACCACCTTCAGCGCGGCCTTGTTCACTCGGTGCGTAATGGTTCGCATGTGGTCCTGGACGTGAAGCAAGGCTTCAAGCTCAGGCTCCGCGCGCACCATCGCCGCTGCAGGCTTGAAGCTGTTCTGCGCGACCTCGATCGTCGGCGCCAAGATCAGCAGCTCTTCCGAATGCCTCTCGTTCAGCAGCAGTGCGGTGACCATAATCCCTGCTGCCAGGGTCGATTTCGTGTTCTTCTTGCTGATCAGAAGCAAGAACTCGCGGATCATCTGCCGGCCTGTGTCCGGATCGTAAGCGCCAAAGATGGCTGCCACGAAATCGAACACCCACTGCTCGCACGCTTCACCGAACGTCGGCTGACCGGGCACATCGACGATGCGAAGTTCCTTGAAGATGCGAACTGCTTCAGCGGCTTCGTGCGGAAACAGTGGCTTGAACGGCACCAGGCTCCGACCGGTAACGATGCGTCGTTCCCAGTCAGGGCAGGCCGTAGTCCATTCCATCATTTAGTGTTGTCGACAGCGATCTGCGGTCGCCGGCCAAACCGGCTGGCAACCTCTTCAGCGCGGCGCTGCAGCTCGTCCTTCTTCCCGCCCGGCGGCGCCGCGGCTTCGTTCAGCGTCTTCATGGCCGTGGCCAAATTCTTCAACGTCGATGCGCGCTCGGCCAATGAAATCGCCCTGAGCAACGCCTGACGACGGCGAGGATCGCCCTCTTCGTTGCAGATGAGCTCTTCGAACTCGCCGAGATGCGATGTCACCGACTCCAGTTCGTCGAGCATTCGGCCGGCGATGCCCCGGGCCCGATCGCTCAACGCTTCGGGCTTGATGCTCGGTGGCGGCAGGATCTCGGCTTGCACGGTGCGCTGCGTCTTCGCTTGGACGAAGGGGCTTTCCGGCTTTGGCTTGCGCTCCCAGCCTTCTGCCTTGGCCTTTTTGTGCACGGCGGTGTCGCTGATGCCGTACCAGCGGGCGATCTCGCGAACACCCATCACACCGGCACGGTAGTCGCGCTCCACTCCAGCCCAGTCTATGGCTTTGTTTTGCTTACGCTTTGGCACTGTAGTTTGCACCTTGGTTTGCAGTTGCAAACTTCCACAATGGAAAAAATCTCTGTGTGAGGGGGACGCGGGTGCGGAAGGCGAAGACCTTCCAGACTTTCAGATGCCCCCACCACTTGATCGCTGGCTGCTGAGGCGAGGAGAGGGCAGGATGAAGCAGACGTATTGGGGGATTCGATGACAGCTGATGCAAAGCTGCTGGCCGTTGTAGTGTTTCTTTCGGCGCTGCTTTTGGCCACTGCCCACATAATCAGACGAACTGATTACGAGAGTTGTGTTGCGACGACTACAGCAGCCTTGATTGCCTTCAACAAGGACATGGCATCGAACCCTCGCTTAGCCATTGGGGTGGCTAAGCAGTGCTCAGGGTTATCGATGTAGTCCCCGCTCTTCCCTCTGCGCCTCACTATCGTGCCATTCCTTCGACACGGCTTCGAGGTTGTTAATGTCCCAGAACAGCTGCTCATCGCCCTTGTGCGGCACCTTGTGGTGGACGACAGGGCTGGTCGGTGCCGGCGCCTTGCCGGTGAGGATTACGCCAGTGTGCTGGCACGTATAGAGGTCGCGCTCGATCACTGCCTGCCTGAGCTTCTGCCACCGGGTCGAGTGGTACCAGCCGCGCACCGTTGCGTCTGGGCTGTACTTCATGTCTCGGCGCTCACGCGGTGTGGCTAGGCGGGGCGGAAGCTTGGTCAGCTTAGGCTTGAGTACCTTCAGCGCCATTGCTTACCCTGCTCCGATTAGCAACGAACCTCGGCACAGGCTCTATTCTGGCCTGACGCTTTCCGGCTGCCCTTGCTCTAGTCCTGTGGACTGGAAGTAGCTCATACCGGCTGCCGCCACGCCGATGATGACGACAATCACAACGGCAATCAGTATTCCTCGGCTCATGCTGCAGCTCCCTTGATCAATGGCCGCCAACGGGCGCTACCGACCAAGGTTCATGAGGAACGCCTGTGTTAAAGTCCCGTTTCTCAGCCCAAAGCCTAGCCATACGTAGTTTTCCGAACTGGTCGATTGTGGTGCATCGCACGCACTATCTGTTCAGGAGGTCCGACATGGTAAAAGTTTGTAGATTGAATCAAGCCGTCGCCGATGAGCTCGGAACCATGACCGGTCCAGAGTTTAAGGGTGCGATGAAAGAGCTCAACGCAACCCTGGATCAGATGGCAAAGTTGCTTGGCATTGGGCGGCGCATGGTTGCTGCTTACCGGTCAGATCACCCAATTCCGCCGCATATTGCTCTGGCGACTCGGCAACTTCGAAGTTTGCTGGAGTAGGTATACCCTGCTGCTGACTTTGGCTTCAGAACTTCAAAAACATCAGCCAGCTAGGGGCTGGAACACCGTTTGATCCCAGTAGCGATGCCAGGCGCGCCTGTCGCGGAACTGGTAGAAGCCGCTCTTCCGTTCATGCAGACCGGGCAGAATGATCGTGGTGCACTGGCCCAACGGCAGATCGACGATGCGGTGAATGTGGTTCGCCGCAATTTGGAAGCTTTGACCGGGCTCGCGAAGGATCATCTCGCTCGATCCATCCAACTGGAACACCTGCTCCATATAGCCGCCGCTGATGACGAAGCTGGTGAACGGCCAGGGATGATCATGCGGGTCGCCATAATCGGCCTGGTTAAACTGGTGAAACACCGCGGCGGCCGGAAGGCCTTCAACGTGGTGTTTTACGAAATGGTCGGCCATCCGCTCTTCACGAAGATGAAGCATCGGTAGCTCCTGCAAGATTACCGTCAAGGTGTTAAGAAGAGAAATTTGGGAGATCTTCAAATGCCGACAGAATTAGTTGCCAGTCAATTTCACGTCGCCGCCGTCTTCAATTGCATCTTCACCGGCGGCCGCGGCACATGTTTTTCGTGGGCCGACTCCAAAGGAACCTACTTCGTGAGCGCGGCGCATGTACTCAAGGGCGCATGGTCCGGGGACAAGATCGGATTCGCCAGAAGTGGAGCTGATCCGTTCTTAGTAGAGATAAATGACATCGTCTTTGCGGAAGACGGATCTGACGTGTGCATCTTCAGCTCAACAAACTTTCGATTGAGCTGGCTGCTCCCACTGAAGGACGACGAGTTCACAAGCATTCAGCTTGGACAAGAGATGATGTTTCTTGGGTTCCCGCACGGCCTGAGCAACACCATAAAAGGGATGAACGGCTTTTCTACCCCGCTTGTTAGAAAGGCGTTTTTAGCGGAACCGTCGACTTAGGCGGCGTACAAACCATGATTTTGGATGGCTTTAATAACCCTGGCTACTCGGGAGCGCCCATCTTCATCCAGTACCAGGGACAGGTGGTGCCTTTTGGCGTGGTGTCCGCCTATCGACACGAGGTGGTGGGGCACTCGTCTGTCTACAAACTAATCGATGGTGAAGAGCAAGCGCTGCCAGACACGTACGTTAAACCGAACAGTGGAATGATTTACGCACACTACTGGGATCGCGTTACCCGGCTTCTGCCTAAGCTAAACACCCGAAACCCAACGGTAGCTGAGGAAGACATGCAAACAACAATTGCAGAGGCAGAGGCCATCGGTTGGACCATCAGGTCCTATCAAGACATCACAGCAAAAAAATAAAGGCCCGCCGAAGCGAGCCCATCTGGTGACTACAATTCGTCACCCTGCATTACGGACATTCTACTGCTTCGCAGTAGCTGTCAAGCGGCCTTGCTTCGACTCTCCAATCCAAAGTGCTTTGCGAGACCATTGAGCGCAGTCCGCAAGGTGCCGTGCATGCTGGGCTGATCAACACCCTCGATCACGATCGTTCGCATCGCGATTAGCCGCGCCTTGCACTCTTCCACCGGCGCATGGTCCTCGATCGCATCATTGGCCTTGTCGTAAGCGTCTTTGATCGCCTGATACTTGGCTGCTTCGAGTTCTTCCGAGATGGTCATGGGCGTGCAGCTGCCGGCCGTCTTGAACCCACGAGGTGACTGGAGGGCAGCCGACATCGCATTGACGATATCGAGCCAGTTCTCGGCTGCCTGCCATTGTGCCTGGCTGATGGCGCCCTGAAGGCACAGCCGACCGTGAACGGTCGATGCCTTCTGGTCCATTGCGTCTTTGGGAGACAGTCCGAACACGCTCTGCCGGTACTCTACCGCAGCCCGCATGTTCTCCTGCTCTGTGGTGATGCGCTTGCCGGCGCGGCTGGGCTTGCCGTTCTTCTCTCGCAACACGCCGATCTTACGCTTCCGTCCTGCTCTCGCCATCGCTTACGCCCCCTGCTTTTCTGCAAGTGCGCTGCGGCCTGCCGGCGGGTCACCCATCATGCCTGCGGTTACGCTGCGTGTCGGGCGCTTGAAGTTGGCAGCTTCGGCAATTGCACGCGACGCTGGGACGGTCTGAGCTGGAGCCTGGCCGGTTTTGCGCGGCGCGGTCTCATCTGCCCAACTGGGCAGAACAAACTCGACCCAGCCATCTTCGACGACCTCCGCATTGATCCAACGCTTCGGCTCACTGCGATCGACGTAGGCAGATAGGTGGCCGAGCGTCAGCGTGAAATAGTGGCTGTCGTGAACGCCCGCACGCTTGACGACATCGACCGAACCGACCGAGTTGTTTTTCCGATACCGCACCAAGCCGTGGTGCTCACCTTCGCCTACCATGACTTCCAGCTTGTCACCGGCACCCCAGCCGAACTGGACAGCCAAGTCTGGCCGAATGGTGAAGTTCATCTTGGCCGCGCCGGTCTTGCCCTTCCGCAACGAGGCGGTGACCCCGGTACCGGTTGATGCCTTTTGCGGTGCTACAAATTTTGTCCACGCCATCGCTATTCCCTCTTCTCTGCCTGGGCCCCTGCCCGTTGATCTTCTGTCAGCATCGCTATCTGCCGACGCACTCTGGCTGCTCTGGTTCTGATGCCCTCTGGCATCCAGCCACCACGCTCGAGCTCGCGAAGTTCATCCTTCAAGAGGTCGAGCCGCTGCTGCACTGAGACGCTCATGCTTGAGCCCTCGCCTGTTCGATTTCTTCGATGCGGAAGGTGCCGTTGCCAGACTTGCCAATGACGACTTTGCCGCCAGTCTTTGCGCGAAGCCGTGCCACCGCTTGGAAGTCTGGATGATCAGGCGGCACCACGACCAATCCGTTGGCCAGCGGCGGGACCGGATCGGACTTCAACGGAATATGCAGTGCTTCCACCCAGGCCGCCGTCCGGATCCACTTGCCCATGCCGGGCCGGAACTGGAGCTGGCTTTCAGGGGAGACGTTGCGGGCTGCTGCGTCCTCGATGTGCCACTGGGCGAAGCGGAGCGCTGCGGTGTAGAGGCGCAGCTTCTCGTCTTCCGACAGCCGATCGAATTCGCGTCGAGCTTCCGTCCGGTTGGCACCAGGCCGCTGTGGAAACACATCATAGGCTTCCTCAAACGACACGCTCTCGCGTTCCAGTTCGCTCTTCCGGTATTCTTCCGGTTTCTTTAGAGGCGCGCCACCAGTGACACCCTCGTCCGTGCCAACAGTGTCACCCTCGGGGTGACAGCAGTGGCACTCCCGGCCTTGGGGGTGGGTGTCAATTTGGCACCCCTAGAGAAGCCGACAATCCGGTACTCGTTTGCCTGCTGCCGACCACTCGCGTCAGCCTTACAGACCACCTCGATCAGGTTCTGATCTACAAGCCATTTCAGCCACCGCTGGACGCTGCGACGCGACATGCTGCTCTCAGCTGCCAGCCGCGCAATTGAGGGGCAGCAAAGGCCCGTTGTGTGGTTGTGCGCGTTCGCCAGCGACACCATGAGCATCTTGGCGGCGACTTCCGGCACATCGGTGTCGAGGACAAAGGCGACTGCTTGAATGCTCATGATCGAAGAGCTCCGGTCATGGTCTTGCCACCCCAGCGCAGTTCGTTCTTGTCCTTGCCCGCGAAGCTCAACCGTCCGGGGCGATGAGGCTTCGGCCGCTTTCCGTAATTCGGATGTCTGATGCCCATGTGGTGCGCAATGACCTTCACCGATCCGGGTGTGCTCTGGCAGTCCCGGGCTATGTCAGCAACCGGCCGGCCAGCGGCATAGCCTGCACGGATGATCTCGCGTCCGTCGGGCGTCATTGCTGATCGCCCCGCTGCTCTGACGCCATCCGCCGCTCATGCTGCTTGTAGCCGTGAATGATCGTCGAATGGTCGCGGCTGAACTTCTGGCCGATCTGCGGGAAGCTGAGGCGTGTCTCTTGCCTGATGCGCCAGATTGCTTCGTGCCTGGCGGTCACAACCTTGCTGTCGCGGAAGCGGCCAAGAATATCTTTCACAGCAACGCCATGCTCGGCAGCCACTTCGGCAACGATCCGCGAACTGTCTGGCCGGTACGTCTGGACCTCTGCCGGCACCGGCTGCGGCACCTGCGCACGAGCAACAGGCGCAACGAGCTGGGGCTTTGTCTTCGGAGGCCGGCCCCTTTGGCCTAGGGCCTTACGAGCGCCTCGTTGAGCACGGCGCGCGAAAGCGATCCGCCGGGCGTCATCATCGAGATCCCAAATGCGATCAGTGCCTCCCGGAACAACGCCTGGGACATCCTCACCGGTCTGGGTCAGGATGGCCCGCACATGCTTTGGGCTAAATTCAGTTTCTGCCGCGATGTCGTCGATACACACGCCTTCACGGAAACTGTCGATGACCTGCTGGTGGCGTCGGGCGACCAGAGCAGAATCCTTGTTGTACGCTGCACGGTTGGTGCCAGCGCCTATGACGGAGATGGTCATGCTGCGCTCCCGAACAGTTCACTCTGCCGGGCGTCCTTGCGGTCGAGCATGCGAAGGACGGTTTCGCCTTGGTGCTGCTTGTCCCAGACGAACCAGGCATTGAGCATCGGCGGGGCGCCTTGCCCGGTGAAATCGATCTTCCACCGCATGAGGTAGACTCGCGCCGGGGGATGGGCGGCGTAGAATGGCGCAAGGCCGCCAGCACCAGGCCAACCCCAGTTCATCAGCAGCGCCATGCAGTCGACGTCCAGAGTGTCGAGGGCATGCTTTAGCCAGCGCGCCTTGCCATTGCCCCAGCCGCACTCCGAGAATGGCGGATTGGTGACAATGGCTTTCGGGCCGGAAGTGAAGCTGTAGAAGTCGGCAATGTTAGCGCCGCAGCCGCGGTCGACCAGATCGCTCCGGATCACGGTCAGGCCGAGTGCTTCCATCTCGCGCACCATGGCGCCATCGCCGCAAGCCGGCTCCCAGACAAACCGAAATTCGCGGAGGCGATCTATTTCGGCATGCAGCAGGGCACGGGTAGGCTCAGGCGGAGTCGGATAGAAATCATCCTTTTCGCGCTCGAGCGTATCGACCTTCGACCACTCGCCATCGAGTAGCTGCGGTACGGGCTTCGATGTCTTGCCGGTGGCGCGGAACAACCCACGTGCAGATGCCGCACTCATTCGCACGCACCCCACTGGTTGCAGGCGGTGCCGAACTCCAGAAATGTTTCTAGGTTGTACTGACGGCCGCCTTTGTCGGTCTGCGCCCACTCCACAACCTGCCTGATGCCAGGCGCTGCTATCGTCTTGTCGTAGGTGTGGGCCCCGGGTGTCTTGTCGTAGGAGAAGAAGGTGGTGGCACCACGCTTGGATGCCTCACCCGCGAGATATTCCCACTCAGCGATCCGCTCGACGTGCTCAGGAAAGCGCCGAGAAATCTCGGCCACTTCCTGCTTCTTGGCCATGATGCATGGCATGCAGCCCACACGCTCCATACCTTTTTCATAGAGCGGGTTTCTGGCCAGTCCATGCTTCTCATGCATCGCCCAAACGTCGGCAAGCGTCCAAAGAAGCAGAGGCCGATACGCCAATGACGGAATGTCATTTTGCTCGAGCCGCTGCCACACGGGCAACAACGACCGGGCCAGGCTCTCTTCTGCGCGCACTCCCTGCCAGGAAACAACCTGCCGCCCTGCATCAACAATGGGCCGGTACACCTGCTCGTTGATCGGCCCGTGACCTTCAACTCTTCGGTGCAGAAGCGAGCTTTCGTCGACGGGAAGCGGCCCTTCCAGAGCACAAGATCGAGGAAAGGGTTGCCGGTCGGAGTAAGAACCGCTAGCGCCCTCTCGATTATGTCGGAAGGCACGCCTTCCTTGACCCATTTGCCGAGCACCACATCGCGCTTGGCGAGGACCCTGCTGGACAAGTCAGCCTTCACCCAGCGGGTCTCCGGACCACCGGTTTTGATGGCCAGCGTTCTGACGAAGTCGTACGTCCACTCAAGTTCGTTACCAGTGTCAGCAAAGACAGGCATGAACGCGCGGCCTTTTGCCTCCAACCGCTCAAGAGCGAGCAGATAAAGCGCGGCACTGTCCTTGCCGCCGGAAATGTTGACGACGTGCACCCAAGGATCGGTCACAGCTTCACCGACGCTTTCTCGACCGCAGCCTGGCGCTTCGTCTTGGTCGTGCAGCCCTTGGTTCTGAGAAACTTCTTCAGCTGGGCCTTTACGGCTTCTTGCTTGGAGTGGAGCTGGCGGGTTTTGGGCATGGAGAGGGTCATGACCGGCCCCTTGCCTTGGCAATTACCGCCTCTAACGCCAGCATTTCTTCGAAGGGGACGATCCACATCTTCTCGCCGGACTCGTCCTGGATGCCCATGTCGCGGCCGTTCCGAGCTTTGTAGGTATCGGAGCGAGATGCGACGATGTGCTCAGCGGCCTCTAGCAACTCTGGTGACGCGCCTATCAACCAAGCGTCGGCTTCCTCTAAAACGCATGCGAAAGTGCTGCTGCCCTCTTCAACGAGCGTCAGGATGGACATGCCAGAAGAGGCCGGGGTGAACTTCTGAATGCTGTCACCAACAAGCACGAGATCCCATGGGCCTTCTGTGTGTGTTTTACGGTTCAAGATCAGAACTCCAGTTCGATCGCCGGCGGAGGAGGCTTAGGACGCCCCTGCCCCTTCGGCTTGTTTCCGAGATGGAACTGTCCGCAGTGCGGGCAGCGATAAATGTCGAGACGGTCAGATGGTCCTCGGGCATCCCGAGCGAGACGCCAGGTTGAGTAGGCCCGCTTGCCTTCGCACTGCGTGATCTGGGGGCGGCGGAGCGGTTTCATTCATCCGGTCCTCGCGGCTTCTCACGCGGCTCGTTCGGAAGCTGGCCGTGCTTCCTCGCTCGCCACAATTCCCAGAAACTCCTCCAGTTGAGCGATAAGCCGCGCACGAGCCGGAGTAGTCGGGAGAGCTTTGAGGGCGATGAGGTTCTCGGCACTTTTACCCTCCACCGATTTGATCAGCCGGTTGTATGTGTTCTGGAGCTTCAGGTAGGGCGAGGCGTCGATGCTGGCGGGCGGCCTATAGCGCAGGCTCCACAGCAGGCCCGGCGTCACACCGGCCCACCGGGCGGCAGTGTGGCGGGCGTTTTCGCTGCCCATGCTTTCTAGACCTTCAGCACGCTCCCAGAGCGCGATAGCCCATTCCCTTGCCTGTTCGACGAGAGTTGCTGGCTCTAGGTCGTTTGCGCAGAGATCAGTCAT